AAGCGCAAGCGCGGGCGCCCTGCTACCGGAAAGGCGATGACGCCCGCCGAGAAGCAGCGCGCATACCGTGAGCGGATGAAATCAAAAGAAGGAGAAAAAATGTCTGATCGCTGGGTACCTACGTTCTGGATGGACATTGTTCGCCTTCGTATCGAGAAGGATTCACTGAGTCGAATGACCTACTACGGCAAGTGCAGCGGCGCTATCTATGCGCTTTATCAAGCTGAGGTGATTCCTTACGAGATTTATTCCCGCCTGGATGCTTTGATCCAATCCGCAATGATTAATTCAGGCCGTCCGTTTATAGATGGTCGTAATGCTGGCCCGGTTATTCCGCGCTATATCGCTATACAGCGTGAGCATGAGGACGCCTAACCTAAAACTCCAGAATCGCCCGGCAGGCGTCCTGCAGGGCTGCTACACGGGCGTCCAGGGCGGCGCTCTCCTGGTCGAGCTGGTGGCATCGCTTGCACAACTCACGCACCTCGGCCACCAGTCGCGGGTAGTCGTCGAGGATCCACGTCACGGCATCGGAGCCCTTGCGGCCCGGCGCGTACAGCTCGGCGGTTTTGATCAAGCGGGTTTCGAGGTCAATAGCGCATCGCATAATCGAGCCTATGTTCAGCGGCGCCCGGAGCTTCGCAGATTATCCGGACACCGCCAAACATAAGCTCAGCCATTATGCGAAGCGCCCATTTAAAGCTTGGGCATCGGCCTGGGCACATATTGCGCCTCAACGGGTTCTGGCGATGAACTGGATGAAATCAACGAAGCGAGCTGCAGGTCAGCGCCCGCGTGCCTGCCGGCTCCGCCGTCCGTCCCACGGTCACCGCCTGCAACCTGCTGGCGGTCAGGCTTCGTGTCGTCGAACAGCCCGTTCGTCACGACATTCATGCAGAACTCGAAACTGACATCGACCCGAGTCCCCTGCTGGGAATTGCAGCGACAGCCCGCAAGGTTGCCGTCCTGGTCATAGCCAAGAGTCATACGGCGTGAATTGCGCTTGAGCATTTCAAGATCGCTGGTTGAGACGCAGAACGGCTTCGGGAAGGTCACCGGCTGAGCGATCTGGTCGTACCTGGGAGCCGAAGACGGCACGTCAGCAACCCGAGGCGTGCGCGACGCGATGTACTCATCGACGCCGATAGTGTCCATCGACGCAGGCGACGCCGTAGCCAAAATGCCCTTAGACGGCTGAGCCACCGGCTCAGGCTCGGCCACTTCGGGCGCATTGCCGACAATGCGGTCCGATATCTTCCAGGCAGCTAGGCCAAGCAGAACGAGACAGGCCACGAAGACATAGAGCGCACGAGGCGCCTTGAACTTGAAATGGTGTTCGGTCCCATCCTTCACCGATTTGTAACAACCAAAGTACGTCGGGTCGATGGTGATCCGAGTCGACTGGCCGTCAGGGAAGTCGAGCTTCTCGCCGACGTTCATCACCGGTTGATCGAACTCCCAACGCTTGATGAACTTGCCGCCCCGCCCCCGGTAATAGTGAATATGCATGCCGCACAGCTCGCGCATATGCGAGTCGATCAGCTTAGGGCTTTGCGTGATGGCATGAAGCTCGTGACCATCCTTACGCATGATTTCAAGCCTCGAAGCATAGAGCGGCACCTTGGAGCCCTGGGGACGAACACGGAACCAGGTCTGCGCCTCGTCGATCACGATGATCGCGTTCTGCGGGAGGTCGTACCAGGTCTCAGGATGATCGAACTCAACCCAAGTAGCCTTAATGGCCGGATGGTCGGGCTTGAAACCGGTGATGTTGCAGTAATAGACCGTGCGCCCTTCCCTGTGCGCCTTCTGGTCGATTTCCTTGATCGTATTTAGGGTCTTGCCGTTGCCCTGCTTGCCAGTGCGAAGCACGAACGTTGCCGTAGACATCAGTTCCCCCCGACCGAGCCGAGCGACTTTTTCGAGCCGCTGACCTTGTTGACGCCAGACAAAACAATGCGCGTAGTCACCGCGGCGAACACGATATTGACCGCTACGTCGAACTTGAACATGCCCATGATCTGGGCAACGTCAGCGGACACGCCAGTGAGCTGAGCCATCACCTGGGCCTTTGCCTGATCCATCACGAAGTTGATGCCGACATAGGTGACGGCACCAATGCCAAGGGCAGACAGCACTTTCTTGACCAGGGGAACAATGGCCGTGCTGAGGAAAGTCATAATCGCGACGAAATGCATTACTCACCTCCGAAAGAGCGGCCGACATAGACCATGAAGAACAAAGACGCCATGGCGACAACGATGTAGGAAAGCGCCCCGGCGAAGTCACAAAGTGGCTGATAGGAAAGCTGGATCGTCCGGCCGATGCTCTCGATGCGAAGCGACTTAGGCGCGGGACAGGTGGAGCTGTAGAAGCGCGTGCCCATATTGAAAAAGCCGCTGGCGTCAACGGTCTCTTCCTTGAGCTGATATTCGCCCTTGCCTATCTCGGCGTTGATAGTCGGCGCTGCCTTGGAATAGTCACGGGCTTCCTCATCAGCACATGCCTGTTTTTTCTGCGATCGGAGAATCGCGCACTGAATGGCATCGCCTTCACAGGTAATCGTGGCCGAACAGGACTCACCGCCAACCGAAGACTTCGGGTCTTCGTCCTCATCATCCGAACCATTACCGGATCCGCCACCACCACCAGGAACACCACCACCAGGGAGACCACCGCCAGTGTCGCCACCATCACCACCATCGCCGCCATCACCACCCGAGCCACCACCGCCAGTGTCGCCACCATCGCCACCGCCACCGCCACCACCGCCACCACCGCCAGTGTCGCCACCATCACCACCATCGCCGCCATCACCACCCGAGCCGTCACCAGGAGGGTTGCCATTATCGTCAGGATTCTTGGCGCAGGTCGTACCGGACCAGCCATAGCCCGGAGGACAGCCGGGATCATTGGGATCAGAAGGAGGCACGTCTGAAGTGTCTGGAGGGTTTAATGCATCGCCTGTACGACCGAGCGGAGCATCAGCGCCACTGCAACTTGTACCGTCAGGAGTGCCAATGTAGTTACAAAAACCGGAGCCATCACCAGATGAATAGCAGCTAGAGGCGGACGAGCTAAGCGTGTGACTACACTGGCCGTAACAGGCAGTACCGCCACCTTGAACGGCGACATAGTTTTTTCCGTCACTGTTAATAACCGGGCCAGACTTGGAAAATATTCCGGGACCAGCAGAACTACAGTCTTGTGGCGGTGGCGGCTCAACACATTGTCCTGTTGAATCGTATTCCATACCGGAAGGACAGCCGCAAAGAGCAGTGTTTTCAACGGTCGGAACTAACGCAACTTGATCTGCAGGACAGGAGCCAGTGGTTGTTATCTGAAAAGATGAAAGCGATCCAGTCCTATAGGAACAAATTGCCGTATAACGCCCGCCACCAATCGCAGATACGCTCAATATCCTAATATCGTAATTAGGATTTTTTGTAGCCTCACAGGCACTAAGCGCAGAGGCGTGCAATGTGCCATTAGTAGCAACCCACATTGCAGCGGCATTAGCAAAACTAGACACGCCCAAAAAACAAAGCCCACATAGCAAGCGTAATAACGATAACCGCATATTCAGTTGCTCCCATGTTTCACCTCTCCCAATAAAAAGGGGCGCGGTTTGACCCGAGCCCCTTGATTGCAAAGCGGGTCGATTACATCGCGCGGCGCATGTACTTGAACGCAGCAATGCCGATCAGCACGACCAGAACGGCACCGCCGATCACAGCGGCGTCAGTACCGGCTTCGGTAATTGCTTCGGTGACACCAGCCGGAACGGCAGCGAAGGCCGAGCCAGCAGCAACGGTGGAACCAGCGGCGAACAGAACTTTGAGCTTTTGCATTGTTTGCACTCCTATGTGCGGGTTGAAAGAGCTTTTTTTATTGCAAGAATCCCGAAGACAACCGCGAACAGAATCAGCGCTTGGCCGGTAAGTACCGGTATATCTTCGGGAGTTAGGCCGGAATGGCCTAATTCGTCGCGCTCAATGGCAGTAAGAGTTCCAACGCAGGACAAGTAGCCATCCGGCGAAGTTTTCCAACTACCATCGCAAGCGAGTAAATACATCAGTTAGCGCCTGCTGCAACAGCAGCCGGGCGCGGTTGAACGCGCTGAACTGGTACAGGAAGGCCGTCATCAGAAAGCCAGAGGTCCATGCCGAAAGCGGTGCCATTTTTGGACTTCCACGCTTTGGCATATACCGGAACAGCGACTTGCTGACCGATGAACTTCTTGTAGGCATTTTCAATGCCCGAATCGAGTTGGCGCTTCGAGACCTTGATGCCAACAGACTGTTCGACATCTTGACCGAACTGGTCTTTACCAGGAGCGGTGAGAACCAGGTAATGCTCGATGATGGTTCCATTCATCTTTTCTTTCGTGGAAATGCCCTTGCACAGGCCCATTTGTACCAACATAACGATTACCTCGGTTAAGAACGGGCCCAGCGCCCGAGAAAGTGAATTGCCAACAGTCCGCACATAGTGACGCCCAGGAGATTCATAGTTGCGGCGATCATGCGGCTTCTACCGATGGCTCGACGTACCAGCCTGGACGCTGAGCGCTGAAATCGACTTGAAGGAAGCGCAGGATGGGAACAACGTTGTTCTTCTGGTCGTCCATCTTCAACTTCTGCAAAGCGGCCTTTGAAAGTCCGCATTCGCAAATCTGATCAACGTGGCGGTAGAAGGTCGCACGGGACATAGAGTCCATAGTTTCCTGCCAGCCGTAATCCTTGATGCTGCGGTATGTGCGAAACAGGTTGAGAGCAACTGTTTCATTGGCTTTCCCGTTCTTTCCGAACTTCGTCCAACGGGCTTTAAGTGCGGCCAGCACTTTTTCGTCATTAATTACTCGCATGGAGATACCTTCAAAGGCCGCAAACAGTTCTTTAGTTACTTGTTCCCAACACCACTGAATAAAACAACTGCCCTGCTCTTCCAGTCGTTCCTGGTAGTCGCACAGGGCCCATAAATTCGTCGGGATGTTTCTGCGCTCAAGCCAGCGATGCATGACAGTGGCTTCGAGACGAAGAAGGTTTTCCGCCCACTCCTGGAGCGCCGGGTTCTGGAGAACCGCCAGCAGCCGGTGAGCTGCGAACGCCTGGGACGGAACGAAATTGGCGCCGCCGTAGGCACGAGCGGCCTTGATGGCTTCATCGAGCTGGCGGCGAAACTCAGGGCCCTTGAGGTAGGCCTTGAGCTTACGCAGACGGGTTTCCTTGGAGCCCCAGTAAGCCGTGGTTTCGTAGTCGTCACCACGGTTGCGGGTCTGGCCGTTGCTGACCCCGCGAAGCGCCTGAATCAGTTGGAGCGCGGTGCGCTCGTCGGGCAGGCGGGCGGAATAGGTGCAGTCGATCCCGTAGACCTCGGCGGCCTGCCAGTCCAGCAAGGCCCACAGCTTCGGATATGAGCCGGCGAGCCACTTGAGCATGACTTCGCCACCCTTGCGGATCGAGGTAGGCCCGAAAACGTTGTGCCCCTGGAGCAGCTTCGCCGGGCTGGCTTTCAGCTCGACGCCGGGCTGTATGCGCTTGCCGAGCGACTGGTGGAACACCTTAAACGCCAACGGCGTAAAGCCGGTGGAGAGAGATTCCCAGGCGTGGCTGATGTCCTCGACCTGATAACCTCCCTTCCCGTCTGCAAGCACGCTGGTAGCACGAAGCGGAACGCCCAGGGCTTCCAGGTCGACGATCAAAAGCTCATTGCCGCGCTTACCAGTGCTGGTAGCGATGGCCTGAGCCTTGAACGGTACGAAGAGGTGGATTTTATCGAGCATGCCGGTATTCCGTTACAGCGTTACACGTTACGCGATGGCGGAACTTATACGCCGTAACTCGTTACAAAGCAACACGTGACAGAATAACCAGCATCAGAGGAACACCAGGATGACGACAGTGACCAAGCCCTACCGTGTGCGAGATGAGTTCGCAGACTCGATCAAAGAGAGGCGGATCAACATGATCGTCGAGACCCGCGAAGACATAGCCGAAGCCGACCTAGTGAACGCGACGCTCTGGAAGTATCTCGACCAAATAACCACAAAGGATGTAATGAAATACCGCGAAGAAGTGCTCAAGAAAGACTGAGCAGAAATCGCGCAAAAGTCTCACCATGAGACAAGAGTCCACCATTAGAGATAGTGGACCCGGCTGCGCCGGTGAAGCCAAAGCGCGGCGGAACCTCTGCAACTTCGTGACCTAACCGTCTGCGGTGCTGATGATCCTGGGAGAGCGGCAGAGAGAAGCCCAGGAGCTGTTCCATTTGGGCAGATCGGGGCGCGGGTTGAGCTGGTGGCGGGACAATAGGACGAATATCGCGAGAAGCCCCTGGCGAGCCGTTGAGGCCGTCGGGGGCTTTTTCGTTGAGGGGAGATCGGCCGCTACGCGGGTATCGTCGCGGTAACGACGAGGCGGTCAGTCCAGGGCGTGCAGGCGACTAATCGCCGCGAGCGGCGAGGTCGAGGATGAATTAAGGTAACGTTACTTTATCTATAGTGCGTGCGGGTGCGATAGCAAAATGCAATTAGTGTATTTATGGTAACGTTACTATAATTAAAGCACGGACAACGAAACGGAGCCTCAGCAATGAAAATCACAGATACCGGCGCACATCTAATCAACTGGAAATATTCGAACAAACCAGACCGAATAAACCACGCCATAGATTTGGACGGTGAGTACAAGCTGTTTGTGGTGAGCGCCGGGGAATGGGGCGACTATGAATGGATACTCGCAAAGGACGGACGTGCAGTCCTTCATTCCGACAACGCATACGGAAGTCCGGAGCGCGCACTTATGCACGGCCTGAACAAATGCGACCAGGAGAACTACCTGTGATCGACCCAGCAGACAAGCAAACTCAAGCACTCCCCCTGGACGAACAGCCGACC